CACTACAGATTATACTTTAGATTATGATTTAGTAGACATTATAAATGCTAATATAGTTGATTCAGCTGGTACAGAATATTCTATGACTAGATTAGGTCTAAATGACTATGCTGCAATATCTAATAAAACTCAACAGTCAAGACCAACTCAATTTTATTTACAAAGATTAAATACACCTGTAATAAAAATTTATCCAGCGCCAGATCAAACTTATACTTTAAGATATTACAGAATGAGAAAAATTCAAGATGTTACAGCTTCTACAGTTGATGGTGTACAACAAAATTTTGATATTCCATTTAGAGCTTTTGAATGTATGTGTGCAGGACTTGCATATTATTTATCGAAGAAAAGAGTAAATATAGATCAAGCTCAAAGAATGGAATTGAAAACAGATTATGAACAAGCTTATACAAGATTAGTTGCTGGTGATGATACACCTTCTACAAGAATATTACCATCATCTACTAATAGATTTTATACATAATGGCAAATAAATTAGGCGATAGAAGTACAAGACCTCATAGAGCACCACATAATAAATTTTCTAGTGGTCAGTATGCAAGAGCTATATCAGATAGATCAGGGTTAGAATTTCCATATCAAGAAATGGTTTTTGAGTGGAATGGTTCATTCGTACATAATTCAGAATTTGAACCAAAACAACCACAATTAGATTTAATGTACTTTACGGATGCTCAGTCTTTACAAGATGCTAGACCACAAGCTAATTTATCATCTACTGGAGGTGTACCAGATCAAATAAACACATTGTTTCCATCAACAGGTTCTATACCAGCAGTAGGTATAGCACAAGCAAGCACAAATTTGTTATCAACTGATCTAGGAAGTGTTACAGTAGTAACATCATGAATATAGAAAAAAAATATGGTGTTATGATCGCAACACCTTGTTATGGCGGTCAACTTACAGAAGCATATCTACATGGAATTTTAAGCACCACTGTAAAAGCACAACAAAAAGGTATTCAAGTTCATTTAAATACTATGGGTAATGAAAGTTTGATTACAAGAGCTAGAAATACTTTAGTAACACAATTTTTAGATTATAGTGAAAAAGATCCTGGTAAATTTACTCATCTATTATTTATTGATAGTGACATAGGTTTTAGTGCAGAAAATGTTATTAGATTAGTTGAATCAGGTCATGATGTATGTGCAGGAATATATCCTAGAAAATCTATTGATTGGAAATCAGTACCAAAATTTGTAAAAGAAACTGGTGAAAAAGATTTAGAATCAAAAGCTTTAGGTTATAATCTTAATTTTGCAAAGCCATTAAATATTTCTGTAAAAAATGGTTTTACAGAAGTTTTAGATGCTGCAACAGGTTTTATGTGTATTAAAAAAGAAGTTTTTGATAAAATGAAAGAAGCATATCCTAATTTAAAATATACAAGCGATCAAATAATTAATAATAAAAGATTTTCAAGTGATAATTGTTATGCATTTTTTGACTGTATTATTGATGAAAAAAGTAATAGATATCTATCAGAAGATTATGCTTTTTGTAGATTATGGCAAAAAATAGGTGGTAAAATCTACGCTGATGTTATTAGTCCATTAACTCACTATGGAACTTATCCATTTAGAGGTAATGTATGGAATAAATTTAATGTAGAAGGAGCAGATAAAAATGCCAATGACATACAGCAGTCTAAAGATTGATATACAAACTTGGGCTGAAAATACAGGAACAGATTTCAATTCTCAATTAGATACATTTATTGATAATACTCAAACTAAATTATCTAGAGAAATTGATCCTACAGGTTTTAATCAAAATGTTCAATCTAATACCAGTATAGGCGATAGATTCATTACTTTACCATCAGCAATAGAACCAATGTTATTGAATTATGTTAACATATTAGTTAATAATGAAAGACAATTTTTAGAAATAAAACCTTTAGAATATGTTCAAGAATATTGGCCAAATGCTTCTATTACATCTACACCAAGATATTTTTCTAATTTTGATGATAATACATTATATATAGCGCCTACTCCGGATGCTGTTTATACAATAGAATTAGGTTATCAAGGTAGAATCAACCCATTGTCTAATACTAATACAACTAATTGGTATACTGAAAATGTTCCTGATGCTCTTTTATATGGCTGTTTATCTGAAGCAAATCTCTTTACAAAAAACATGGAAGACTATAATATATATAAACAAAAGTATGTCGAAAGTGTGGCTGCTATCAATAACGAAGCTCGTAGAAACAGAAGAACTGACTACAAGTTTCCTGGTAGTCCACTAGGCGAAAATACATTAACTGGAGGACAATAAACATGGCAATATCACAAGCGATAACAGTGTCGTTTAAACAAGACTTAATGTCGCCTGGCGGAAACTTAGAAGCTCAGACATTGAAGTGCGCACTTTACGACAACACTGCAACTCTAAACCAAAACACTACTGCATATATTACTGCAAATGAAATATCTGCAAGTGGTACAAATTACACAACAGGCGGAGCTACATTAACTAATGTTGCAATTTCTACCGATGGAACTACTGCAATTTTTGATGCAGATAATGTTACATTTGCGAATGCAACTATTTCTGCTCAAGCTGCACTAATTTATAATGCAAACAATAGTAATTCTTCTATTGCTGTATTAGATTTTGGTGGTGTAAAAACTTCAACTAACGGTACATTTGAGTTACAGTTTCCTAACGCTGACGCTACTAACGGTTTGATAAGAATAGCATAAGGAGGTAATTCCTTATGTCTGCAAATGTAGGTTGGGGTAGAGAAACCTGGGGAGCAGGTGCTTGGAATACATCACCTGATGCAGCTGCTGTTATAACAGGTAGTTCTGTAAATTCATTAATAAATAATGTATCTGTTCAAGCTTCTTCTCTAACAGCTATTACTGGAAGAGCAGTTACCTCCGTTTTAGGAACAACTATTGCAGGAGCATCTGTTTTTCAAGAAACAGGTTCTGTTCAAGCAAATATTTCTACAGGAACTGTGTCTACAGGTGAAGGTAGACAAATTACAATTACAACAGCAGGTCAATTAATTTTAGATTTAAATGCTGGATCTGGTTGGGGTCGTGATGAATGGAGTGATGGTCCATGGGGAGAAGATTTAACAAGTATAGTTGCTGGTAGTGGAACGGTATTTATAGAAGATGGACAACAAATTACTTCTAGTGTTAATAATGTTACTTCTGTAATTGGTAATTCTCCAGTAACTATTACAGGAGATAGTGTAACTGTTTCAAGAGGAAATATAACACTTAATACAAATAACATTATACCTATTACTGGTGAACCTTTAGTTTCTACAACAGTTGATAGTTTTGCAGTACAAGCAGGTGGATCTATTACAATTAATACTCCTACTTTTGAAGCTAATGTAGAAGTTAATAGTATTACAGTTGGTACAAAAGCAAATATCTCTATAACAGGTCAATTATCAAGTATTTCTTTAAATGATATGCCACTTTCTACAGAGAATATTATTTCTATAACTGGTGAAGAATTAACTGCAACCGCTAACACTATTAATATAAAACATGAACAAATATTATCTATAACAGGAAACGAAGTAACTATTAATTTAGCTAGTATAGTTCCTAAATCTGAAAACTTTTTATCAATTACTGGTAATCAAGCTAATATTTCAGTTTCTTCTCTTAGATTTTGGGATCCAATATTACCAACAAATACTGAAACTTGGACTAATATTCACTAGACAAATGACAACAAATATATATTATTTACATATAAATAAATTTATAATATAAAAAATTATGGCTTCAACTTATTCATCAGATTTAAAAATAGAATTGATGGCGACTGGAGAAAACTCTGGTACGTGGGGAACTAAAACTAATAACAATTTAAATTTAGTACAACAAGCAGTTGCTGGTTATCAAGCAATAGATGTTGCGTCATCTGATGTAGCTCTTGTTATGACTGATGGTACAATTTCTAATGCAAGAAATGCAGTATTAAAATTTACTGGTACTTTAGCTGCAAATAGAACTGTTACAATTCCTGATAGTATAGAAAAAGTTTATAATGTAGTTGATGGAACTGATCACGCTGGTTATACTTTAACTTTTAAAACATCATCAGGAACAGGTGTTCTTTTAGCTGAAGGAAATTCTTATGTTATATTTTCTGATGGAACTAATTGTGTCAAAGCAAATGAATATAAAGTTTGGAGAGTAGTATCTGCGGCAGAAACTGTTCAAGCTGGTGCTCAACTTTTAGTAAATACAAATGGTGGAGCAGTAACAATTACATTACCCGCATCTCCTGCTACAGGAGATGAAGTTTCCTTTATGGATCAAGGATATGATTTTAATACAAATGCGTTAACAGTAGCAAGAAATGGATCTAATATTGCTAATGCAGCATCAGACTTAGTTGTTAATACACAAGGTGCTGGTTTTAGTTTAGTGTTTTCTGGAGATGCTACAACAGGATGGAGTTACAGGGAGAAATAGAATATGTCTAATTACGAAGCAACTAAATATGATTTTGATGGAGCAAACCTTACAGGTATCGAAGGAATTCCTACAGCGACTATCGTTCCTTGGTCTTCTGCATCAGTGCCATCTGGATTTTTAGAGTGTAATGGTCAAGCAGTTTCAAGAACTACATACGCAGACTTATTTGCAATCGTAGGTACAACT